ATGGAGGATCTTTCCTTGATCATCGGCGGCCTGAAAGCGGGTCTCGACACGATCATTGCCAGTCCGCTTGCGCAGACCGCACTCGGTGGCGTTATCGGCGTGTACTCAGCAGGAAAGGCGGTCGATCGGCAGATCAGGGCTGACAGAGAAGCAGGGGAGAAGGCAGACGCTGCGACGATTTCCCGACTTAAGCTTGGCCTTCGTGTTGAACTTGAAGCAGTTGTAAGGATGACAAAGGAGTCGATAGGGGCAGCCTTTGATGAGCGACATCTGCAGGGCGACGATGGGACCGTCGCATTTGTTTTCCCCATTGAGAGCGACTACTTCACCCTGTTTTCAAGGAATGCAGGTAGCTTGGGGCAGGTTGATGTAGATACAGCTGAGGCCGTCATTGAGGCTTACGTTGCGCTGAAGTCGATGGTTGATAGCTTCCGCTACAACAATGGACTTCTTGGCGAACACCAGATGGCCCAGCTTAGGGTTGGCGACTCTGGGAATGCGGAATGGGCCCTAGAGCATCTCACGCGCATCAAAACGCAGTTGATGGGCTATGGCCCACTCCTAGTACGCACCTATGAGCAGACCTTGGTATCCGTGGAAGTTGCGCTGAAAGCCCTGCGCGCATCAGATGCCCCGGCGTAGGGGCAGCGCCCCTACGGAAACGCCTTACACACCCTGGCGTCGCCGTTCTCGGAGAATTCTGAGCGCTTCGGCAAGGCAGATCACGCTGGATTTCGTTCTGGCAGAAGCCTTTCGAGGTAGTGCCGATCGGCTGACCACCTCGATGCGGGCCTCTGCCATCAGCCGAACCCAGCCCAAAGGCCGGTTAGATTAGACATGCTGCAATCTCATCCTTGTTGGGGGAATGAACAGGCAGTCAAGAGCCGCAGCCATTGCCACGTGAAGCCGACGAAAGCTTGGGTCCGGCCAACCAGTGATTTCGCATAATGTATAGACTGCCGACTTATCAAAGCCGATAGCAGCGGCCTGAGCCTTATGGGGCAGGGCAAACCCCACAGCCAGGCATAAGGCCATCGCGGTCGCCGCTAAGCGCTTCCAGAAAGTTCGCTCCGGCGAAGTAAGCGCCGCACGCTTCATGATCTCAATCGCCTGTTTTTCAGGCTCCGGATGCCCTTGGATACGGAGCGCATCCGCCACCACCCACACTTGAGGCACACGCCTGCCCATGCGGTAGTGGCCGATTGCGCCATCCGTAATTCCCAGCAGCGGCGCCAGCTTTGAATAGCTCTCGACCTCGGCCGCTACGCGGGTCCGCTCAAAGAAGTCATTCCAGTCCATAGCCGCCTCGGATCGTGTACGGGTGTAGCCTACAGGTGTTGACGTCTACGGGTGTAGGCGCGTATAAAGCCCCTGCCGCCTACGGATGTAGGCGACCCCGCCATCAGCACCCCAAGGCTGCTGGCGGGACCTCTTGGGGCGGGCCTGGGGCAAGAGGGCAGTCAATCGTGTCGGACGATAGGATTCAAGACGGCGAGCTTGGCCTGCACTTCAAGCATCTCTTTTCTCAATTCCTCCAGCCTAGCCTCAAGCCTGCTACTCAGCGGTTCTGCGTACTTCTTCACTGCAAGACAAGCGCCGACGACAGCATTGAACTGCCGCCTAAACTGCTCAGTGTCGTTCTTTCCGAATGGCCTCATGAAATCCAGCATAGCCAGTGCGCCCAGAAGCCTTCCTTCTATCGCATCAAGAAGCTGCTGAGAGGGCAGGTTGAGCAATACAACTTCTTCAATGGGCCATTTCAAAGTGGCTCCGACTCGGGCAAGTGCTTCAAGCGAGTCGATCATGAAGGGGATATGCATGGGACCGTAGAATCCGTCTTGGACTGCGTGAGCTGCCACGCGCTCGAGGCGCGTAGCTCTTCTGACTTTGAACAGAATCACATTGAAACGTCGCATCCGCGCTTCAAGAGCATCACTTCGAAGCTGAAGCTGCTCCGTGATGCGTTGCATGTGCGCCTCCTTGGCGTATCTATTGGCACCCAAGCCAATAGCCCACGTGCCCGCCGCCGCTATCCCTCCGGCGATTGCAGCTATCCAGTCTGCCGCATTACCGGCCTCCTTCGGGACGCGAACTCCATCGGGGGAGCTAAACGCAATCCATCCGAGGATTGCCCCAAGCAATGCGCAGAGAAAGGAAACCAACACCGCGTCACGCTTACTGATGTGGTTCTTGAGAGAATCCATGCCACCCCCTGTGGTGTCTTGGTCATTGGGGGGATTCTGGCATGACCGAGCCTCTATTGGCCTTCTCCCTCCTTGGGGCCATCACGGCGGCGTCCATTGGCAGTGCTCGGATCGTTTCGTGGATGCTCGACCGGCGTGACTACACCGCCTCGCAGCGGTCACGCGAAGCCCAGGTCATCGCACTCGCAAAGGCTGAGATTGCCGCCACCAAGCGTGGCGATCTGCTGGCCGCTGCCCGCTTCGCTGAGCAGCAGGAAGCGGTCCATGGCTGATTTCTTCCGCGATCCGCTGGTCGTCTGTGTGGTTGGCGGTGTGCTGCTCACGGGTCTGTATTGGTCGCTGGTGTTCGCACTTCGTGCGAAAGGTGCCGGCGATGGCCGCTAAGGTCAATCCGCGTTTCTACGAGCCCGTTCGCTCAACATCACCGCTTGAAGCGGTGATCCATGGCGTGATCCAGATGGAAAAGCTGCGCTACACCATCGAGCAGCGTCTGCCGGGTGGCGCCTGGAATCACAAGAGCGACTACGGCAGCGACGAAGCCCATGCCCTGCGCAATGCGCGTTGGTTCCGCCAGATGCTGCGGGGAAAGGTGGATTACCGCGTCTGCGCATGCGTCGGTGAGGCCAAGGCCGTCATTCTCGGCGAAGGCGAGGTGGTCAATGGATGACGCGCTCAGCCATGTGCGGCGCCAGCATGGTCATGCTCTCCGCACGATTCTTGCATTGCCCGAATGTTCCTTGCTGTCACTTCTCCCACCCAAGCGCGCAGCTTCAGCGGGTCATTCGGCACGTCCGCCTGCGCCAGCCGGTCAAGTAATTGAAGCGCGGCATCGATTTGTGCTGGGGAGGCAAGAATCGTGAATAGCAGCGCATTAGTCGTTGCCAATCCGTCGATGGCAGCGCCCAGGTGGTCTGCATTGATTGCTGGGGACTTCGGCATCGCGTTCTCTCCTGTGGTTGTTCCCCGGATCGTACATCAGGAGGTGCGTCATGGCTGACGGCGCGCCAACGACGGCAGGACTCCCCGCGTCTAACAGGGGAGTCAGTGAATTCAGCAACCCCGAGGGAACCTTGACGGTCGGCATTGACTGGTTCTCCGCCTCTATCGATCTGTTTGTCGCACTGCGTGAGACGGGTTTCCTCGACCGCGACACGCAGGACGAATCCCGGGAGTGGATCGACGCCTGTGCGGACAACGCCCGCGTTGCCGCGCTCCACGTGTTTACGTGGTTCTTCGGCGGCCTCGGCCTTGAACTGGATGATTCGGCCGGTGGCGGTCGTTTCTACAAGTGGCGCGTCAAAATCATCGATCCCGAAAAGAAGTTCGTCGGCATGATCGAGCTTGGCGGGGACAACTGCCAACGCATCGACGGCACGATTACGGCTCGCATCGAGCTTTCTGGCGAGGGCTGCAAGTGGGTTAGCGCAGCGCGCTGCGGCCATGCGCAGCGGTGGCTGGAGCTTCGAGCGAAGCTCGAAAGCTGCGCGGGCAGAATCACCCGTCTCGACGTGTGTGCCGATGATCTGCTGGGCAAATACCCATTGCGCCTGGCACAGAAGTGGTACGACGAAGGCCAGTTCGATCAGCGTGGGCAGCGCCCCAAGGCGCGCTTGGTTGACGACTACGACAGCGGCGACGGCAAAACGTTCTACGTGGGCGGCAAGGCTTCGGAGAAGCAGCTGCGCGTCTATGAAAAGGGCAGGGAGCAGGGCGACAAGAACTCGCCATGGGTGCGCTATGAGGCTCAATTCCGCGCCTCCAACCGCAAGGAACTGCCCCTCGATCTGTTGCGTGACCCTGCGGCCTACCTGCTCGGCGCATACCCCGTGTTGCGCTTCCTGCGTTGCGTGTCAACACGGATCGAAATCACCAAGGCGGCTGTTGCCGCAACCTTGCAGAGCGCATTCCGCAATCTGCGCCGTCAGTACGGCGGAGCGCTCAACCTTTTCAGCAAGTACTGCCCTGACGCTGAGACGTTGCGAGCAGTCATCGAAACCTGCACTTCGCCAAAGCTGCCGAAGTGGCACACAGGAGACATAGCAGCGCACTGGGCCGAAACCTCGGTCCTACAACCACCAAACCTCAAAGGGGTCTACGCATGAGCATCAAGGTCACCGTCCTGAAGAGCGAAATCGACGAACGCGGCGGCAGCTTCAAGAGCGACAAGGGCGAGGATATCGCCTACACCACCCGCAAGCAGAAAGCGCGCCTTGAAACGGATGGCTTCGCCTATCCCTTCGACGTGCGCCTGCAGGACGGCCAGCCGGGCTACCCGCAGGGCGATTACGAGCTCGATATCGAGTCGATGCTCCAGGTCAACAAGGGCGTTGCCTCGCTGAGCAAGTTCACCGTGCTTCGCCAGCTGCCGAAGGCCGCACCGCGCGTCCCAGCGCAGGGCTAAACCATGGTCCATTCGGCAGCAGCGGACGCATAAACCATGAAGGTCGCCATTTTCACGGCGCATCCCTACGAGCTTCTTGCATGGGGCTTCGTTTTCGGCGTTCTGGCTTGTCAGGCATTCGCCAGCGTGAGGCGTCAAGTCGGGGTGCGCCGTGGCAGATGAGCAGCCAACACCAGTAATCAAGGTTCGCTACCTCGCGTGCCTGGACGAACAACCACCGGCCGCAGGCTCTTGCCAGCAGATGGCATGGGTCGAGCAGCCAACGTGGGTGCAATACCTCCCAACGATCGGACAGGCCGTTGAGGTAGGGGGAGTGTTCTTCGTAAGCCTGTTCACCCTGGCAGCGGCGAAGTCGTTGCTTAAACCACCCAAGCACGTCAACTGAGAGAGGTTCCTATGTTGCGCAAGTTCCGCAAATCCGCATCCGGCAAGCTGGCGGGCATCGTCTCGCTGCTGTCCATGGCAGCGATGGCTCCGTCCGCGTTCGCGCAGGGCACCGGCGTTGGCAGTACCGTCAGCACCCTGGTGGACCAGTACAAGGAAGAGGCGTTGGTTGCCCTCATCGCCTTCATCGTCGCCAAGTGGGCTCTCAGCGCCACCGGCATTCTGAAGCCACGTTGATGCACCAACCGGGGAGGGCGGGGTAACCCGCCCTTTTTTTATGGACATGGGCTCGCAGTTTCACGCGCTTGATGGCGCACTCATCCTGCTGTGGTTCGTCATGGCTTCGTCAATTGTCTGCAGCGGCCTGGACTAACCAATGACTGCATCAAGCAGACACATTGCCCTGCTCCGCGCAGGGCTTCTAATTCTCTTGGCGGCCGTTCTCTACACGGGTGCCGGTGCTGCTGTGCCGGCTGCTGCGGCTGCTCAGTTCTGCGCTTTCCCCAATGGCAGCTGGAAGCTCTGCGATGAGGGGCGCGCATTTGCGGAATGCTCTGGTGGTCTAGCTCGGGCGCGCGCCGAGGTTGCGCGATTCGGTGCAGGTGCTTCTGTTCGCGACACCTGCTCAAAGACCATCAACATCACGACAATGGAATTCAAGTGCAGCTATCGTACCTATGCCGCCGGCGTATACCTCCCCTGTCCTGGGCATGAGTCGCTAACATCTGCTGCGCCTGTCGCGAACACCTGTAAGAACAGAGCCCAGTACAACGGCGCATTTCCGGGCGGCCAGTACAAGCCGCGTAGCGGCTCGGTGTCATGCGACCTAGGCTGCACTTCGGTCTGGACGCACAATGCGGATGGCACGGTCAATGGATCGCCGGACGGCTCAACCTGCACCTCCGAAAATTACGATTCCGATGAAGAGTGCAAGCTCAACGGTCCCAACTACTACTACAACCGGCAGGTCGGCGTTTGCGAGCCTCAGGAGCCGGAGTGCAAGTCCGGTGAGAAGGCCAACTCTCTAGGGCAGTGCGCGCCTGAGCCCTGTCCTGATGGCATGACCCAGAATGCCGATGGATCTTGTAAGAAAAAGGACAACGAATGCCCCGCAGGTCATGTGCGTTCCCCTGATGGCAAGTGCTTGCCGGGAGAGGGGCAGTGCGCAGCCGGGGAAGTGCGGGGCGCCGATGGAACCTGCAAGAAGGATAAAGACGGCGACGGCCAACCCGATGAGCCCGGTGAGGGCGAGAAGGAGGCCTTCTCCGGTGGTGACGATTGCAACTCGCCGCCCTCATGCAGTGGATCTCCAATTCTGTGTGGTACTGCGCGCATTCAATGGCGCATCGAATGCAACACGCGTAAGAACCGCAACATAGCGGGCGGCAGCTGCTCGGCCATGCCCATCTGCACGGGCGAAAGGTGCGATGCCTTGGAATACAGTCAACTTCTAATGCAGTGGCGCACCGCATGCGCGCTGGAGAATGCGGGTAAGGGCGGCCAGGGCGAATCGGGCATCAAGGATCACTTGACCGCCATGAAACAAGCTGAGGTCAATGCCTTGCGCGCCCTCGGCCAGGACGACGGCCATAGTGACGTGGATCCGTCGAAGGTGTTTCGCGATATTGCGCCTGCTGGCGAAGTCAAACAGAACATGTTCGGTGGTGGAGGAGGGCAGTGCTCCTTCGGCTTCACCATCGGCGGCAAGATGGTCTCATTGCCGCCTCAGTTCTGGACCGTTGCCAATCTCATTAGGTGGCTCATGATCGCTTCGGCGTACGTGTGGGTTGCCATCAAGCTTACGAGGTGATTCATGCCTGTAGTCCTTGCCGAACTTCTAGCTGTACTCGGGCCGTGGATCATGCGGTTCATGGCCGCCAAGGGCGTGATCATGTTCGCCGGATTCCTCGGTCGCCTTGGCTTGGTCATCGGAACCGACAAGCTGGTAGTAAAGCCCTTGCTCGACGCCGCTACCAACATGTGGGGCGCCATCCCGCCGCAGTTCTCATGCTGGTTTGGTGCGTTCGGGGTCAGCGAGGCCACGTCGATCATGATTTCGTCTCTTACGCTGATCATGGGTAAGCGCATCTTCTTTGGGAAGTCCGAATGAGCGCCATTGCAGCTACCGCTAGCATTACGCTTCTCACTGGCGTTCCGGGCAACGGCAAAACGCTTCGTGCTGTGTGGTACATCAAGCAAGCCATCGCAGCTGGTGAGACTGTATTCGCTTGCAACATCAATGGCTTGAACATTGATGGCGTACAGCCATGGGAGGACCCTCACGAGTGGGCGAAGCTCGCTCCGGGATCGATCCTTGTTGTCGATGAGGCGCAGAACTTTTTCCGCGCAGCAGGCGGGGCAGTTCCCAAGTACATCACTGACATGGAGACGATCCGTCACGCTGGCGTGCGCTTGATCCTGCTCACACAGTCGCCCGCTTTGATTCACCCCAATATTCGTGCCCTCGTCGGCCTGCACGAGCATTTGGTCAGGCAAGGTGGTAAAGAGCTTGCGACTGTCTATCGCCGCTCCAGAGTGATGGATAACGTGCGTAGCGAGAAAGCACTTCTCGCCGAGGATCATGAGTCGTGGGGATTCCCCCGCGAGCTCTATGGCTTGTACAAGAGCGCTGAGGTGCACACTGTCAAGCGCACGATGACCAGCAAGATGAAGCGCGGGCTGATGCTGCTCCTCGTTCTCGGTGGCCTGCTGGCGTACCTCATTTGGAACGGATCAATGCTATTTGGTGGCAAGAGTGAGCCGGAGGCGGATGCGGGCGGAGCGCCGGCGACGACCGCATCCGCCTTTGGCTCACTCGCACCGAAAGCAAAGGATGACGGCCCTAAGTACGCCAGCGCGGCTGACTATGCGCGCGCGCACCTGCCTCGCATAAGCACGATGCCCTGGACAGCGGAAGTGTTCGATCAGCGCCCGACAACCTCTGATCCCCAGTTGTTCTGCATCGCGAGCGGCGAGGGCTTGGACGGAAACGGCCAGCACGCTGAGGCCACCTGTACGTGCCTGACGGAGCAGGGGACCCGCTACGATCTGAGCCAGCCTGAGTGCCGCACGCTCGCTAGGAATGGCCCGGTCTACAACCCGTACAAGAATCAGCAGGTGGCGCCAGTGCAGCAGGCCGCAGCGGAGGAGGCCACCCAACAGCCGTTGCTAAGTGGTGGCGGCGTGGTGATCGGCCGTGCTGACCGTGCAATGGGCAGCTTCCCGGAATCGAAAGCGTTTGAATCCGACTCGTACATGACCACCCCGGCCATTCAAAGCAAGATGTGAATAACGTGACGCGTCACGCGCCCTCAGCACGGATCGTTTGGCACATCTCGCCAGCCGCCTTCGATTCGCGTGAAGCGGTGGCCCTGCATGCAGCGTTCGCCCGCACCGAGTGGTCGACGCTCAGCCACTGGCAGCATTCGGTCTAGCTGTATGGTCCGGCGCACTGCCGCCACTTCCGCTGCCGTCTCGGCCTCTAGCTTCCGCATGTCGCGGTCAATCGCCGCTTTAAGCTCGGCCTGTTCCTGCGCCGTCATCGGGCGCATCAACTCCCGCGTCATTGCCGCTGCCTGCCTCCGCGCGTTCCACTCGATCAGACCCATCGCTATGGCGATCAGCAAGGCGGCCCCGACGATGATGTACAGCCAGGGAGATGCTGGTTCTGTGCGCCGCGGCGCTCGCTGCCTTTGGCTGCGGAAGCGGACCTCTTGCAGATCCGGTACGCTGAATGTCGGTTCGTGTCTGTCGCGTTCCATACGGCCCCCCCAAGGCTTCCTGTACGCATTCTAGCCGGGGTGTAGGGGCGGCGCCCCTACGGAAGCGCCTCACACGCGCTGGCGCGGCCTCGGCCCACGGCTCATGTAGACCACATTGGACGGATCGGCGTCGGAACCGGATACCCCCGTGGGCAACCGCCGTTCTCGGCGAATTCTGAGGGCGTCAGCAAGGTAGATGACGCTGGATTTCGTTGTGGCGCAAGCCTTTCGGGGCGGCACCGATCGGGTGTCCACCTCGATGCGGGCCTCGGCCATCATCAGCCTCCATTCCCGGGCGATGTTGCAGGTCAGCGACCACCAGGTCATATCGCAGGGTTCTAGCTGGTGGCCTTCGGGGGTGAACATGTGGCCTCCCTGAAAGCCGAAACCGGCCCAAGGGCCAGTTAGATCTATGCGGTCGTGGGGATCAATCTTGATCATGCTGCGAGCTCGTCCTTGTCGGGTGAACGAGCAGGCAGGCAAGAGCCGAGCCAGAGCCACAGCCATTGCCAAGCAGAACTCACGAAAGCAGCCAGTCGCCGCAGCCTGTGCCGGTTACGTAGCATTTCGCATAATGTATATTATGTTCTGAGGTTCTTGGCTGGGTTGGCACGCGGCTTGCCTCAGCCATCGGCCCCGCTTCGGCATGGAGCCTGATCGTGCGTGATCGCAACCTAACCGGCCCTTGGGCCGGTTTTTCATTTAAGGGTGGCCGATTGGTCACACCCGAGGGCCGCGAGCTGGAACCGCAGGATCTAGCTTGGCTTTCTCTGCTGGCAGCACAGGCGCAGGAGTGGCGCCGGATGATGGAGATTGCCCGAGGCGGCGAGAAACGGCCATTCGGCCGTGCGGGCATCGTTGACCTGGCCGAGGTAGCCCATCGGCGCGCGAAACGGTCTTCCGAGGCGATGGCTGGCCCTGACGCCGATCCCGTGGCGGGTGTCCTACCAATACCGGGGCCGAGGCCGCGCCAGCGCGTGTGAGGCGACTTCGTAGGGGCGAAGCCCCTACACCCCGTAAAATGCCCTCTGGATCACTTGGGGGTGCCATAGATGGCGAATTCGACGGGCTTGATTTGGAAAGTGGCCCTAGGGGTGTTCTTGGGCGGCAGCGCGTTGCTCTTGGCAACCTGCGGTGTCCTAGGCGTGGCCGGAAACGCAGCTATGAAGGAACAGGAACGTGCTGGCGAGGCCCTCGCGCGCCAGATGTACCCCGAGGTGCCGATTGACGAAGTGCGTAGCAAGCGCGAGGCCGCAGAACCGGCTGCAAGACCCAAGGTGCTTCCGCCGGGTCACCGTTGCATCAACGGCCAAACGTTCCGCCGAGTTGAGAACGGCTGGGTGCAGATTTCTTCAGCCTGCACCCCGTGATGCGTCACGCTAGTTTCCGCTGTAGCGGTTCTGGACCGATTCCGGGAACGTAGACATAGGCCGCTCACCAACAGAGATGACGGCGCCCGGAACAGCTGCGGATGGCGCCTGTAGGACCTGCGTAGAAGCAAGCTGCACCTGTGACCCGGAATCGTCCTGGCGTGGCGCGCGGTACGGGTTGTAAGCAGGGCCGTCACGTGCAATCGCAACGCACACCTGCAACCTGACCTTAGCCTTGGTGCCCTGTTCCGTGACGCACGTGCACGTGGTGTCGGCAGCGGTAGTACCGGAAGCCATGCAGTAAAGCTCAGGCTGCGATTGAACGGACCTGTCATCAAACGCGGGCGCGGATGCCTTCTTCGGCGTCGGTGGCGGCTTGATCAGAAACGCATAGATCATCCACACGCCAAAAATCACAGCGACGGTAACGGACAGCGCCTGCCAGACCTTCCTTGGCACCTTGAACTTGTGACTGGCCGTGTGCAACGTCGCACTGCGATAGCGGTTGTACAGCGCCTTCGGGTAGGCCCAGATTTCTTCCTCGGCCTTGTCGCGCACCTTTTCATCGTAGGGATCGCTTTGGACGCGCGACCACGTAAGCACGCCTGCACGCTGCATACCGAACGAGCGATTCATGTGCGTGTGTGAGCCGATCAGGGTGCGCACCTGATGATGGATCTTGTTCGGCCATTGCGTGACGAACACAAGATCGAAACCACGATGCCGATGCGTGGACATAGCGCGGATGCGCGGATCATCCGATTCACCCGGCTTACCGGTGGACGGGAACAACTTGCCGTAGCGCTCGAGCCCCTGAGTATTGCCATCGGAGTGCGCCTCATCGTAGATCACGAAAGAGCCGTCAGGCAATTTCGTCCAGTCGTTGTGTTCGGGCAGCTTCTCCATCCAAGGGAAGGCGTCTGCACCCTCCTCTGCCGTTGCACCCGCGATGTTGGTAAAGAAGCGGCGCGGCTCCGCCTTACCTTCCTTGACCTGCTGCTGGTTCTGTTCGTAAAACTCCAGCGCCATAGACATTGCGCGCAGGGTCTTGCCGTTACCGGGCTGACCCGAAATCAGATACATCATTTGGACGCTGCCTTCTGAATTGCGACCTTGCCTGCATCAATGACCACCTTGGTCACGATGGCGGAGCCGATCATGGTGATGGCCTCCCCTGCCCCGGCCATAAGCATCACGTTCGAAAGATCCGCGGCGATGCCTGACCACTTCTGCGCAATGAGGTTCAGTGCGCCCTTGACGAGCGGCAGCATGGCCGCACCTGTGGCGAGGCCAAGGCCGGCACCGGTCAGAACGCGGGCGAGAGAGTTGCCCAGGAGTTGAGTAAGAAACGCGGCTAACCAAGGCATTACTTGCGCACTCCCGAGACGATGTAAGCCGCTGCAAGTGCGGCGCAGGCAATCACTAGCCCCCTGATCATCTGTGCGAAATCACAGAGCGGTTTGAACTCGAAATTGATCGAAGTCGAGATAGATCCGACGCTGACGCTGACGGTCTTTGCAGCTGGACAGGAGCCGCCGCCAAGACCGCTAGACCACTGCCCGAGGTAGCTACTCGGAATGGGCGGATCTGCATAGGGCATTGGAATGTCGCCGGGATACGTCGGGTTTTCGGGAAGGCTGGGGTTTTCGCCGTCACCATCCCCGTCACCGTCGCCATCCTCACCACCATCGCTGTCTCCGTCCCCGTCGCCATCCCCATCCCCGCCGCCATCACCATCGCCACCACCGTCGCCATCTCCGCCGCCGTCGCCATCACCACCGCCGTCACCGCCGCCATCACCGTCACCGCCCCCTGTCTCTCCGCCGTCGCCGCCACCATCGCCATCTCCGCCGTCACCAGCAGGCGTGGGCTCAGGAGCATCTGCGGTCGTGCACGTGCCACCAGTAGGCATGTAGGAGAAGCCAGCGACACCCGCAGCATCGAGAGAACTGGAGTACATGCAACCGTCATGGCATGCGTTGACAACACCTGCGGTGCCGCCCCCTTCCCAACCAAGCTCCTCAGTGCGTGCGGCGCACGTCTTGGATGGCGCATAGCCATAGAAAACCGAAGTGGCCCCAACAAAAGGCCCTCTCACACCTGCCGAGTACGTCTTGACCCACCCGTCATAGCCGGGAGTGGTGCCGATCATCGCAGGGGTGCAAGCCCCGTACTCAGCGGCTGGATACTTAACACGCGTGGCAGCCATGAATGCCTGGCACTCAGCGAAGGCCGTACCCTGATCACAGTTCATAAAGCCACCCTGAAGGTGGCATTGTTGAGACTGCGCCTGCGCCTTCGGTGCGACGAAGTAGGACGCAAATCCGATGGCAATCACGGTCAGCCACGTGATGGCGATGCGGAACATCGATCAGTCTCCGAACGCGATGTAAAGCGCGGCGGTGCCTGCGCAGAGAACGAATAGACCCAGCATCACGAATTCCCCATAGAAAAGGGGCCGGATTGCCCGGCCCCGTGTTACAGCGATCAACCGAAGATCGCGCCCTTCAGCCACTTGAAGCCGACCGAGATTGCGGCCGGTGCCAGCTTGGCGGCGCCAATGAGCCCCAGCGAGGCGCTCAGCCCGGCCAGAACGGTCAGTGCGGCAGTTGCGTCGAGTTCCATGGTGTTCCCCTTTCGTTTAGTTACGGATGGTTCTGCCTAGTTGCTTGTATGCCCACGCCACGGCGAAACACACCGCGACCATGGACAGGATTCCCGACACCTCGGCAGTGGTCAGGGCGGGAATATCGGCGCGCGGCACGAAACCAGCCTGCTCACAGGTGCCGGTCTGCTGGTTGAATTGCAGGCATTCGTAAACGTACCGCGCCATGACTTAAGCCTTGGCGGAAGTGGTCGCAGTCGCAGCAGGTGCGACCGGAACCAGCATGAGACGGCGGCCCACGATCAGGTCGCCGTACTGGCCGACATTGAAGCTCGATGCGTCCACCACATAGTCGCCCGGCGGGTACGGGGCCTGCGCATCATCCAGACCGAGCCGGAACGGATGCGGGAAGTCCTCTCCGTCCTTCATGATCGCGGCGGACTGCTCGCGGAAAACCATGGTGCTGCCGTCCTTGCGCTTGATTTGGCGCGGGGTGACGGTGGCAGTGCGAATGATGATCTTGCTCATGCGGGTATCTCCAATTTCCATACGATGATCCGGCCCCTGTCGGTGATCACTTTCCACGGCGAGGGCCAGAAATCGCCGGTGATTTTGTCCACGTAGCCGCCCAGGGCTTTGCGGATGTCGGCAAGTACGCCGAGTGCATCGCGTGCTGCCTTAGGTGCTTTCCACCAGCGCAGTTCACGCTTCGATTCAGTGTTGAGCCCGCCGATAGCATGAGTGCGGAATCCCTTCGGGAACGACGCAAGCATGTCGGGGGAAAACTTGCTGGCGTACTTCGCCAGATAGCCAACTGCATTGCGGGCTTTCTCGATCTTGGTGTGACCGTGAGGCCACCACCCTGCCCTGTCTGCTTTCGGCAGGAAGATGCCGCGCGGGATGTAGATCAAGACGTGGTAATGGGGAACCCCGGCCTTAGTGAGTTCACCGCACCAGAGGTAACGGAAACGCGGACGGTATCCCCGGTAGCGCAATCGGACAGCTCGATTGAAGAAGCCCCGGATGCGCTTAAGTGTCTCGCTAATGTCACGAGGGCCAGCGTCACTTCCGTTTCGGTAAGTCGTGGTGAGCATGTACCACGCGCCACGGAACGAGCCTTGTTTCGCCTCTTGGTCATGAAGCCTTGCTCCGGTAATCAGCGACTTCTTCAGTCGCAGACCACGAATGTGATTCGGGTCAAGTGTGAGTGACACGCGGCGCGTGTCACTTGTTGAAGAATGGACAAGCCCAAGGCGTCGGCCTCCGGCCGCCGCCGAGAATCCGTGCCCTGCGGACTTCTCGTTGAACAGTTCTGCACGGCGCTGAGCGCCATAGGCGCGCGCATTTGCCACGTCGAACGCGGCAAGCTCAGGGGATCGGCGGTCAATCGGTGCGGGCGACACCGGCACGCGCACGTCGCTTTCGCTGCACTCGTAGCAGCAGCCGCCTTTGAACAGGTAGACGGTGACGTTGCCGCAGAATTTGCAGGTGCCGCCGCTCATTCGGCAGGCTCCTGAATCAGACAAATGCAGGTGCGGCGGCAGTAGCAGCTCCCCGGGGTGCACACAGGCAAGCAGAAGACCCAGCGATAGAGGCAATCAAGGAAGACGCTCATTTGCTGCGCCTTTCGCGTGCTCGCAGCCATGCGATGAACATGCAGATAAGAATCCAGCCGCCTACGACAGTGAGGAAGGCTTCAAGGTCACTCATCGGCGCACCTCGACCAGTGCCTGGGCGACCATGCGAGCCTTGACGGCTTCCTGTTCGGCGGTATGTGCGCGCCGATCCAGTACCCACGCCGCTATGCGAGCCAAACCGATGATGGCGACCAGTGCCGCCAGCGCCGCCGTACCGAATGCAGATGCGTCCATTGCCCTACCCCACCCCCAAGCCCCGCCCCAAGGGAACCCGCCAGCGGCCTTGGGGTGCCGATGACGGGTGTGAAGCCACGGCTTCACGCTGGCGATGTAACCTAATCGCTACACAGTCTGTCAAGCCCGAGGATCACATGAGCGCCATTGACGAAATGCTGGACCTTGCCCGGGAACGCACGGGACTCCCGTCCGACAACGCTTTGGCGGAGCGGCTAGGCGTAAATCGGCAGTTGCTTTGGCAGGCGCGCCGAGGCGCCAAGCCACTGTCGGACGAGCGAATTGCGCAGATTTGCGCACTGGCGAAGCTGGATGGCCCGATGTGGATCGCGATGATCCATGCGGAAAAAGCGCAGTCGGCGACCGAGCGCACGCTTTGGAAGCTGATGCTGGACAGGCTGAGCGCGGCGGCTGCGGTAGTCGCTCTAGTAGCGCTCTCGTTGCCGAGCATCGGAAACGCAAAAGCCGCCCAAAATCAGACGGTTAGCGAGGGTCTGCTGACCCATTCTGTATATTATGTTCTCACCAGCCCATGACTGTTCAACACGCCACCGGCCCCACCGCGTGATCTCCCGTCTACAAACGCCCGATCCAGACACATCAGACCACGGCCTCACTGATGCGAGGCCGTGGCACTCCTCTTCCCACCGCAGTGCCGAGCGGGATCAGTCGCCCAGCACGATCCCGACACCGAATCGCAGGATGGGACGATCGCCGCGCGCAGCAGAGACCCCCGCGTTGATGTTGACCCGGCCATTGTCGCTCCAGCGAGAGATGCCGACACCCAGCGCCGTTTCTCCTCGGTAGCTGGCCATGCCGGCGTTGAGCACCGTCTTGCCCGGCAGATAAGGCGTAACCTGGATCAAGGCTGCGGCACCGGCAATGCCGCGATTGGCCTGGCGGCTGACATGGTCCACGCGGTCATTCAGTCCTTCCCAGACGTCCTGGACCCGTGAATCGGCGTAAGCCTTTGCGTCATTCAACCCTTGGTTCAGCTGGGAAACGTTGACGGCGTCGGTGTCGCGCACGCCGCGGGCCACGTGCGTGATCTGCCGCTCGCCACCCTCGTGCCCAACGGCGACCGTGTTGTCCCGGTCGGCCAGCGAACCAGCGCCAAGCGCAACGGCGTTCGCAGCGGAAGCGTTGGCACCAGACCCCGCAGCGACCGAACCGGCACCTGCGGCGGTAGCCGGGGTTCCTGCGTCTGCCAGCGGAGATGCCCCGTCTGCTGCGCCATCGGCCGCGTTGGCGTCATAGTAAGGCGTGTCCTTGCCACCGCTTCCAGCGCCGTTCTCCACCTGGCTCACACGCTCATCCAGATGCCCGATCTGGCCATTGAGCTCATCCCGCAGTGCGGCGATCTGGCCGCCGTTGACCGCTTCACGGCTCCCCTGGCCGATGCGCCCGTCGGCAACATTCCCCAGTACCGTACCTGCCGCGCCGCCAAACGTAATCCGGCCGCGCTGACTGTCGACATCGTAGACAACGGCATCCAGGCTCTGGCCACCATCGCCAATCAGGCCCGCGGCCTTGAGCTGGCGCAGGTTGACCGCATCGGTGTCCTCACTGGCATCGGCCACATGGGTGATCTGGCGCTCGGCACCTGCAGCGCCCACGGCCACCGAATTGGCACGATCGGCCACTGAGTTGGCACCCAGCGCCACCGCGTTGTCTGCCGAGGCGTGCGCCCCCTGCCCCAGGGCGACCGAGCCGTCGCCTGCCGCGCGGGCGTTCGCGCCAGCGGCAACTGCGCCCTGCCCTGACACCGACGCGTCGTCACTACCGTCGCCCTCGCCGTCCGCCTTGAAATAGCGGGTATCGCCACTGCGCACGCCCTCGATGGCTGCGCTCAGCTGCGAGACGTTCACTGCGTCGGCGTCCTCGATCCCGTTGGCCACGCCTTTGAGCTGGCGTGCGCCGGAAAGACCGGAGAAATCAACGCTGCCGCCACCGCTGCCAGCGGCAACCGTAACCACGTCGCTGGGCGAAGCCTGGCGGACCAGGCCGGCGGCGCCGCCGGAAAGGTTGTTCAGCACATTGTTGATCTCGGTGATGTCCCCCTCGTTGATGGCAACACGACCGTCCAGCGCGGTCAGCGAGCCATCCACAGCATTCAGCGCATCGCCAACGTTGTTGTAGTCGTTGCCCTGCAACACATAACGCGGGCCGGTAACAATGCCCTGCATGGCACTCATGGTGGCACCACCGCCCAATGCCGCCACGACGGGGCGCAGCTGCTGCACATTGACCGCATCTGCGTTTTCGGTGCCGTTGGCAACGTTGATCAGCTGACGGCTGCCGTTGCCGAACTGGTAGCCAGCACCCAACGAGACGACGTTGTCGCGGGTGGCGACCGACCCTGCACCCAGTGCAACAGAGTTCTCCCCTGTCGCCTGCGCGCCGGCACCCACCGCCACGGTCTCGATCCCAGCGGCCACTGCGCCGGCGCCGATCGCGGTGGCATCTGCAACGCTCGCCCGGGCCGCACGGCCGAACGCCACCGCCCCCAAGCCAACTGCCTGAGCGTCATCACTGCCGTCATTGCGGCCCACAACCTTCACGTAGCGGGTTGCGCCGCTCAGACCTTCCTGCAGCGCCACGATGCTGGTGGTATTGCTGGATACCTGCGCATTGGTGGCGTGCAGCTGCCGCCCGTTCACGGCCTGCAGGCTGTCCGCCGCGACCACGCCATCGGCGAGCCCATCCAGCGAGCGGGCGCCAGCGGCGCCACGGATGTCCAGGCGACCACCGCCGGTGCCGGCGCCAACGGTGATGTCGGCATTGGCGTTCGATTGCTGGACCAGGCCGACCGTGCCCGCATCGATGGCGTTCACAAGGGTCGTCATGCGCGCGTCGACGTTGACGACGCTCCCGTTGAGGGTATCCAGGGCCGAGCCGACATTGTCCACCGTTTCCTGGCGTCCGCTGGCCACGTCATTGACGGTATAGCTGGGCGCAGAGAGAGACCCGTCCGACGCCACGATCGTTCCACCGCCCAGTGCAGCTGCAACACTGCTGGTGGCGGAGTGCAGCTGGCCCAGGTTGACCGCGTCAGTGGATTGGGTGGCGTTGGCCACGTTCACGAGCTGTCGCTCAGCACCAGCGGTGCCCAGCGACACCGTATCGCCACGGTCGGCGATGGAGCCGGCGCCAATGGCCACGGCATTCGTGCCAGTCGCCTGCGCCTGATAGCCGAGGGCGCTCGAGGATGCGCCGCTTACACGGCTGCCGGCACCGATGGCCATCCCGTTGTTGACGTTCGCCGTTACCGAGCTGCTTGAGCCGATCGCCACCGCATTGGCGCTGTTGCTGCCGATGGCCGCGTAGTAGCCGACGGCCGTCGACCCACTGCCAGCAACATTGGTCGACGCGCCGATGGCGGTGGCGGACCCCGATGTTCCGCGGGCGCCGGTGCCGATGGCCACCGTATTGCCCCCTGACGAGGCAGAACTCAGGCCGATGGCGGTTGAGTTGTTCCCACTGGCGTTGGCGGCCACGCCAACCGCAAGCGCGCCGTTGTTGGTGGCGCGAGCGGTCGCGCCGAACGCGTTGGCGCCATTGCCGGTCGCATATGCGCCCTGGCCCACGGCAAGCGAATTCGGCCCGGTGTTGGTTGCAGCGGCCGTGCCGGTGTTGCCGAAGACGGCGATGAAGCGGCTGCCATTTGGAATGTTGGCAATCGCCTGCTCGTTGTCGGTAATTCGTGCGTCCAGCCCATTCAATGCGCTGCCGACGTTGCCGTAGGTTGTGCCCCCCAGGACATAGCTGGGCGCGATCAGCACCCCATCCGGGTCTACGGCGGCGCCGCCGCCAAAGGCATCAGCAATGCTCTGCACACTGGAGCGCAGTTGCGCACCGTTGACCGGGTCGGCATCGGCGAACAGCGCTCCCGTGTTGGGCGACGCGTCAACGTCACAGGTCACCACCTCGTTGTCGACAGCTGGGCAGGCAACGTCTGGACCGGCATCCGCTGCTGCCGCCGACGTCACCAGCAAGGCGGAAAGCAGGCAGGACAACACGGTTCGGCGCGCCGTGCGCTTGCCACGGCCATGAGCCAGTTCCGAGGCCACAACCCATTTGCCCAAAGCGGTGTTCCAGACAATGCGATAGATGGTATTCAT